TTTGGGACTTCGGCATCGCCGGTAGGGTCGTTCTTTTCTTCACCCTATTGCTGACAGTTGTGCACGTAGCGATTTACATCGCAAAATGCATGATTGACAGTATAGGGAATTGGAGGAAGTAATGGCAACTACTGGTGAAATCATTTGGGCGAGCTTAATTGCTCGGCCGAAAGATACACAAATTCCCCAGACTCAAGAACGTAGTGCATACCTGTCGTTCCACTTTGGCAAGTACCTTACATATAGGACGAATGGAGTCCCCATAAGGGATTTCGTTTTGTCTGACTATGCTTGGGAATCGCCGAATCGTGTAGCGCCAGGCGTGTATCTGCACTTGGGTTACAAGGAATTAGGTACTTTTCGACGTGAAGAACTTCGGTTTAAGCTTATATGGCCTTACACTTGGCAATGGGTTTCGAAGACCCTAGTCTTGTGTAAGTTCCCGTATAGACCCAACGTTGTTCTTGCGGAGCTTGTTGATTCTGGCCGAGGCAAGTATGCAGGACTGAGAAAAGTATTTCTCAACAACTTGCAAAATGTGCCTTACTCAGTACCAACAGTTCTCACCCCGCGTCGTCTTTTCAACTTATCGTTGATTGACGGCGTTCTCTCTCCTAAAGGGATAATCCCTAAGGTTAGAGTCAAACGGATACGCGGACCTTACGTAAGAAAAACTCTTGTCGTCCGACCTAACCCGGAAGTACGAAGTGCCGACTTCACACAAGCTAGTGAGTCCTCTGGCGTAGCTTATAGTTCTATACAGCTAGGTCATGAGGTCTCTAGGCGTGAGTGGACCGGCACAACGACCCCGGGATTCGGATCCAAGAAGAGATCACAGCTGCCGGAAAATCCGCACAGCGTGTGGTTACGCGAGACCGACTGGTTCATGGGCTATGATCTTCGAAAGAAGATTATCGCCCCTTTCACGTATTCAAATGCGTGGAACGTGGATCTGTATCCTATGACGTCACCTCTGTTACTCGCCTCCGATTCTCGGTGGGCGACAATGGACAATAGAGCTCTGGCGAAGCTAAACGCTCGTGCCAATACTGGCATACAGGCGAACATGGCCCAAAACCTTGCGCAATATACGCTAACGACGAATATGATAGCGAAAAATGCTACCAACATCGCCGCGAGTGTAATGTTGCTGAGGAAGGGTAAGTTCTCTGCTGCAGCGGATAAACTTTTTCAGAACGCTAGGACTCCCGGTGTCGGAATTCGGAAAGGTAACCCCTCAAAAAGCAAATCTCTAGCCAACAACTGGTTAGAGCTGCAGTATGGGTGGAAACCTCTACTATCTGATATCGATGAGTCGATGAGGATCCTTGCCAATTATATGGAAGGGTCCACATCAGTCCAGGAGGTGTCGGCAACTGCATCGCAGGCATGGGAGTTGAGGACCCCGAAAACAGGGCCGATAGCTACGCCTCCTTACGTGGGTGTCGAAGTAGACACTACGCGTTTGAAGACTCGCTACTCGCTCAAATATCGAGTAAGTTCTCATACAACCAATATGCTTTCGCAGTTAGGCTTTACAAACCCACTAAGTCTAGTGTGGGAAATTCTCCCGTGGTCTTTTGTCGTTGACTGGTTTCTCCCAATCGGACCGTACCTAGAGACCCTATCCGGGCCTCACGGTATGGAGTTCGTTTCGGGATACAAAACCCGTTTTGGACGTCAGATCACATCCACGAACGTCGGCTTCAATGGCAAGATGCCTGGCGACGCGACGGCTACGCTGAATACTCGTATGGACAGGTTCAGAAGAGTGATTGCGCTCAATCGTACCATGCTATCTGCATGGCCGACTGGGCACTTTCCACAATTCAAAAATCCGTTTTCAATCGAGCACGCGGCAAATGCTATTGCGTTAGTCAGGCAAGCCTTCCGAGGCCGATAGACTCGTTCGTAAACCGTTTTAACGGAGTAAACCCAACCATGAGTGCTATTGCACCCATCAAGGCGTCTTCGCTTATCGGAACAGTGGATAGAACATCCTCTGCTACGGTTGGTGTGGACAAAACGTTTGACCCCGAGGGGTTCGTACTCCCCGGTGTTGCACGGTGGGTAGATCGAGCAATTGACGCCACCTATAATCCTTTGGGTGTCGCCATCGGCTATCCAGCTTTCACGCTATCGGTAAGGAGACCTACCAAGGTTTCCAGAATCTATCGCGTGACGGCAAAACTTACCCTCCCGACACTTGAGCAGACCTCTGCGTCTACGGCGACCGGTATTCAGCCGGCCCCGACGAAGGCGTATGACTGCACGTGTGTTATGGAGTTCATGTTGCCTGAGCGATCGACTGCTACGGAAAGAGCTCGGCTCTTTTCGTACATACGCTCACTCTTCGCAACGACAATCAACGCCAGCGACGATGTCCCGACAGATGCAACTGGGTCACCGCTTGTTGGCGCTGTTAACAGTTTTGAAGCGCCGTATTAACGGCGTAACAAAACATCAGCTTGCCGTAAGGTTAGCTGAGGATCTGTCTTACTTTAAAAGGAGGCATATCATGAGAGGTCATCGTTACGTTCGGGGGTCAGAGTTAGCTGCATATGGATTTTTATTCATGTGCGGCGCTCTGGCAATCCCGCTCGTTGCTTTGGCAATCATGTTGTACACCACTTTTTTCCGGCTGTAAAGCCGTCAACTCTCTAAAGGAGATGCCCTATGAAATGTCAAATGTGTTTGAAAGACCGTCTTAACGCTGCTATGTTTGGTGAGAGCCTTCGTTGGCTCTCGCCATCGCAGCGTCGAGAGATCTTCAATATCATTCGATCCAATTCACTGATTTCGCAAAAAAAGCGGAATCCGTGGTTGATCGTCGTACCCGTAAAAAAGGTAAGACGGAGGACGTAGGGCACCTTTTCCGAGAGTTGCGTGAGACAGTTTTTGTTTTGTCTTGTGAACTCTGGAGGCTCTATGTCTTTTGGTAAGCATAGTTTGCGATTTCTTAAAGAATCGCGTAAGTACCGTGTTTCACCGGAGTATTCCTCCGGCGTAATCCTCGAATATCTAGAGGCCCTTGATTGTGCTCGTTCGTTGACGGCTGCCTTACTCTTCAGAAATGGAGAGCATGAGCAGTTAGCCAATTTAGAGTTCAATCCCCTCAACTACTTAACAGTAGAAGAGACTAGGGATGCTTACGCGGCCACCAAGTTTTTGTCTAAGTTTAAAGATCTTTCTTTGAACTATGACTTAGATAAGGTAGCTATGCAAAAGTTCGATGAATTTGAACTTTTGTGTAAGCAAACTAATGCTCGCTTTCGTGCTATGGAACTGGACTCTAAATATAAGGGTCCAGTCGTTGCGCTGCATCAAGCAGTTCAACGGAAAATTTCCAAAGTACTAGGCGAGTTTAGTGCTCGTGAATTGTTTGAGGAAGCCGATTGGGGTCCTGGCGCTACGACGCTGTTAAAGGCTCGTGATGCCAGCGCTACCAACAAGTTCCAGCGCGAAGCTGGGATAACACGTGATCTGTACGCTTTAATTCCCTCTACTGTAATCGCAGAAGAATATCCTCTGTGGTCGCAGCATTTGTCTGAGATCGGTTTTCCGATATTTCAGACTGGAAATAAAGTTGTCACCGTACCAAAGGACGCAACTGCCAATAGAGTCATTGCCATTGAGCCAGGGATTAATCTCTGGTTTCAAAAAGCGGTGGGTCTAATGATACAGAAGCGTTTGCTAAGGTGTGGCATCGACCTTCGCAAGCAACAAATTAATCAAAGACTTGCTTATTCCGCATCTAAAGATGCGAAGTTAGCAACCATTGATTTTTCGTCGGCTAGCGATTCTATCGCGTCAGGTATCATCCGGGAATTATTTATGAATTGTTCATATTCTGAACGAAACGTAAATAATCTTTCGACATGGTATACTGTTCTGGATAGTTGTCGAAGTCACTACGGTCTTCGAGACGGTGCTTGGGTCCAATGGAACAAGTTCTCCAGTATGGGGAACGGGTTTACATTTCAACTCGAGTCACTGATATTCTATGCGATTGCAAAAAGTTGCGTAGAATATACACAACAGCCATTTCCCAGCGCGGGAGATGATGTTGTTTCGGTCTACGGGGACGATGTTATCGTCCCTTGTAGCTGTCTCGAAATCTTTTCCGTTATGTGTGATTTCTACGGTTTCCGGATCAATGTGAAGAAGTCTCATTTCTCTTCACACTTTCGGGAATCGTGTGGTAGTCACTTCATAATGGGAGCAGATGCCAAACCAGTGTTCCTTAAGGAACATTTAACCGACGTTCTGTCCGTTTATCGGATGGCAAATAGTGTTAGGAGGTTAGCTCACCGTCGCCTGAATTATTTGGGCTGTGATGGGCGCTTTCGTTTACTATTTGACCGCCTAGTGAATGAGGTACCCAAACCTGTAAGGGTAAGGATACCAGAAACATTAGGTGATGGTGGTTTCATCTCTAATTGGGATGAAGCTACCCCGGTGCGGGCGAGACATGGTATCGAAGGATACTTTGTCTTTTCTGCAACAGAGATAGGAAAAACCTATCAGTCGGAGGGAGTCGGTCTATTATTAGACCGATTGTGGTCTGCGAAGCCGTCAGAGACTGCGAAAGCCACGTTTATTCAACGTGACGAAAGCGGTCTTCCACCGGCTCCGGTTGCATCTTCTCAAGAGGGACGGAATACTGTTCCTCTAAGAGACCGTACAAGGTTGCGATTTTCTCGCTCCCTTGTTCAACGGTGGTACGATCTCGGGGAGTGGATTTAATCCTCCCTTACTGCCTTCTATTGCTCCTTAAAAAAGAGTGATGGTCGGATGGAGAGCATTTCAGCTCACCAAAGAGAGTAAGCGCGCTGCTTA